AGGGCAGGTTGACAAGCCAATTGACCCGCAAGACCAATCAATGATGTGCGCGATTGTGGCTATGTTTTACGCATCATTGGATATGCCCGTAGAGGCTTACGTTCCCACACCACACAAGGCCAACGTAAGCAGAGCCAAGCGTGGATTGAAGCCTTTGTACGACTGGCATACGGTAATCATTGAGCCTCCCAAGCCTCAGTCAGAGTCTCGCGGTGGTACACACGCAAGCCCACGCAGGCATCAGGCCAGAGGCCACTGGCGTACATACAAGTCCGGCAAACGAGGCTGGGTCAAAGAATGTTGGCGAGGCAATGCCAGTAAAGGCACGGTGTTTAAAGACTACGAACTGAAAGCTAAAAATGATTAACGAAGACGACGATGACACGCAGGTCTATTACGACGGCAAGGCAACACAGCGCAAGCCGCTGACGGATGACAAAGTACGTGAGGTTTATCGCACGGTGTTTGATAACCCAACAGCACCGCGCATTTACGGGCTGGCTGAACGATTTGCCCGAGCCATCGAAGCCGCCCACAACATCAAGGAGCAATCATGACTGACTTAAGACAAGCCGCGCAGCAGGCGCTGGAGGCGTTGGAGCATATCGACAGTCGGGACAACGACAGCGACTTTCTACAGCCACATGAGTGCTACCAGTTGGACGCCGCCATCGCCGCCCTTAAAGCCGAACTGGATCAGCCAGAGCAGGAGCCGGTGGCGTGTCGTTTTTGCCACAGCAAAAAAGGTTGTTGGGCGTGGCAGTGCTACCAATGTGGCGAGATTGACGATGTGCAAAAGCCTACCTTACCCGCAGCACAGCGCCCGTGGGTAGGTCTGACGGATGAGGATATGAAAGACCCCAAAACACAAAACTTTGATTTTATTTATGGGGCGAGATGGGCAGAAGCCAAGCTGAAGGAGCGCAACACATGACTGAAGATGAAGCCTTTGAAGAGTTAGAGAGACAGATCAAGTTCCGTTTGGACAGCACCCGCACGACAGTGGTAGCCGATGATTACTACTGGATTCCCATCGACGAACACACACCAGCCAACGTCAAAATCCTGCTCCTTGGGCGTAGCGGAGTAGCGACGATGGGACACTACGAAGCAGTGCCGGGTACACAGTTCTGGACGCATTGGGCACCATTACCACGAAAGAAGCCATGAGTATTTCAAAACAACCTAGCATTCGTAAACTACTGCATGATCATCCAGATGGTTTAAGTGCTTCTGAGATTGCCGATAAACTAGCCATAGACGACTGCACAATACGCCGAGCATTAAAAAGTATGGCTGATACTTATATTGATCGTTGGTTAGCAGCTAAACAAGGGTTGCCTGAACAAGCAATTTGGTGTGCTATTGAAGTTCCCGAAGACTGCCCAAGGCCAACATGAACGAACTCTTAAAAGAAAGTAAAGGATCAAAATGAGCTTTGCAATTACAGAACTAAATGTTATTCGTTGGGGAGAAGCTAGAGGTATTATTCATAATGGCAAACCTCTAGGTCAAGTAGTTAAACTATTTGAAGAATCTACGGAACTTCTAGATGCTATTAACAAAAAGAATATTGATGATATAAAAGATGCAGTAGGTGACATCATGGTAGTTCTTACCATGCTGTGTGGCATCCTAGACCTCGATCTTACGGAATGCTACGAGAGTGCTTACCAAGAAATTAAAGACCGCAAGGGGCACTTAACCAAAGAAGGAATCTTTGTTAAACAGTAGATAAAAAGAAGCCCTCAAGAGAGGGCTTTTTAACTAGCGTTGCGCTAGGAAGGGAGACAACAACTAACAACCTGTATTGTAGCCTATGTTCTTAGTAACTTTTTTAGCTAAATATACGTGTGCCTGCTTTGTCGATGATGAGCGCCTGACGTCGAGGTAGCAAAGCTGCGGTGTTTGGAATGCTGATATGTGTCCAGGCGTCAAACTCACGGATGATCTGATCGAAGTACAGTCCGTGGCCCATGATAGCCCGTACAACTTGATCAGGGGTCATGCCGGGTACACGGATGTCAGCAGCACATCCCAGCCGGTGCTGAGAGGTGTCCTTACTACCCACTGAGTCATTGACCTGCTTAGACCTAAAGGCAGAGTTGACCATGATTGGCTTGCCGTTTAACTTAACCTTTACTAACTCCAAAAACTGTGCCAATCTCATAAGATTTGCAATCTCAGCAGCATTAGGTGTGTTGTCAAACTGTCGGTGATTAGTTACCGTTAGTTCAGCAAGTGTAAAGTGCGGGGTCATTTTTTGCTCAACAAATCTGTTTTAGCTTGTGAGCCAGCAGAGGAACCAAAGTAGTAGGCAATGATCCCCGTCCAAGCCGTGCCGAGTGAACCTAGCATCATCAGAATAGCAGGGTTGGCACTATCAATCTTGTTGAAGAACATCATTACCATAATGCCGAAAAAGCCCACCGTCACAGCGCCAGCCAGTATTGGCGGCATCATTGAGCGAGTCGTGGCCTGCATATCTCTTGCAGACTTACGATCTTCAACCTCTAGCTTTTCAAAATTTAGGCCAAGTTCCTGGGCTTGTTTTTGCAACTCAATCTCAGCCAACTTAACTTGAGCAATCTGGTCTGCTGTCAACTTATTGTTGGCAATGAGGTCTCCCACCTTCTCCTCATCAACGCCAATTGCTTTGCTAATAGCACTGACCGCCATGCCAGCCAGGGGGCCACCAAGAGCAGTGGCGATTGTTGGTGCAATTTGTTTTAACCAGTCCATTATTTTTTATCCTTATAAGATAGTTTGATATCTGCCAATTAAGTCGCAGGAGTCTGCGCTGTAAGCAAACCGTTTGTAAAAGTCATGCTGCCGTCTGCGCCGAGTGCAGTCAGTTTAGCAGTCACGATTGTGGCGCTAACGCCAGCAGTGGAAGTGCCTGTCCCGCCGTTGGCTATGGGCAGGATACCAGACACGTTGGTTGTCAGGCTAGCAAAAGTCGTAGAAGTCGTACCCGTACCGCCATTGGCTATGGGCAACGTCCCACTAACTTGCGTAGTCAGACTAACCCCACCCAGCGTTCCGCCAAGCGTCAGGTTGCCTGCTGTGGTGACTGTGCCTGTCAGCGTAATGCCGTTGACCGTGCCAGTACCGCCTACGCTGGTTACTGTACCACCTAAACCTGTAGCACTAAGAGTACCAGCAGCAAAAGAAACACCCGTTCCAATAGTTACGTTATTAAATCCACCAGTACCATTGCCATAAAGGATAGATGTAGAAGTACCTGTTGTAAGAGCAGTAGTCCACGTAGGTGTTCCTGCCGCAGCAGATGTCAACACTTGTCCCACAGTACCTACTGCTGTAAAAGCATAAGCAGTGCCTGTACCGTAAGCTACAGCACCAGCAGTAGGAGTAGAAGTACCACCAGTACCACCATCAGCAATTGTTCCAAATACTTTGTTACTGATCTTTTGAAACCAGTCTCTCCAAACAAAGCTTTCCCCAATCTTATCTTGGGGGATAGGTACAAAAGAGTTATTAAGCATTACTCATGCTCTCCACTAAGATTGTCTAAGGTGTTCATTCTTTAGCTTTTTCAAGTTCAAATTTACGCCGTTGTTCTCTTAGCATTCTGCCTCGTTTTTGATGTTCTTCAGTACGTTTCTCACGACCAGCTTTGATTTCATCTTCATGGTACTTCAAAGCGTTTTCTCTTTCTACAAGAGTTCGTTCTTGTCGAGCTAATTTTCTTTGTTCAGAAGTAGCTCCATATAGAGGAAGACCTATTGTTCCTAGTACCGCACGTTTAACACCCTCCCCTTTAGGGGCACTAATAGCCGCTGATACTTGGAAAGGGGCCATTCCTTGAAGAATAGCTTTGCCTTTGCCATAAACACTGGGATCTAAAAGTTTAGGAGCATTAGGACTTGCGTACTCTGTACCAGCAAGGGCAATGATAGTTGACTTGGGTATAAAACCAAGTTTATTAGATAGTGTTTTAACAGGGTCTGCAATCCAATGGTATGGTTCCATAGCGTGCTTCATAGCCTGCATAGACGTACCATCAGGAAACTCAATGCGTGTTGGGTCTTTGTTTTCCCAAATAGGGCGGTCTGCTGTTAGTAAGTTTATTCCATTAATTAGTGTAAGAGCTGTTAAAACAGTTTTAAACTGATACAACCTAGCATAGTCAGCCTCAGTTGTGGGAGTCTTCATGCCCTTAATACCGGCTACAGGATTCCACTTGGTTGGGTTTAAACCTTTAGGAAGAGCAGCAGTAAACGCCCTAATAGTAGAGATAGTCCAGTCAGGTGCAAATAGTATTACTTGTAAAGCTCTACGACCAGCAGGACTATAAGCGGCTAACGCCATGCGTTTAGCAAATTCATTTTGGGTTTGCCTAGCAATGTCATACCAATTTAAACCACCAAAACTGTTGTTAATAAACTTAGAAATTTCTACACGAGAAGCCATTTCATCAAAGGCTTTACCAGCTTTAGCTGCATCCATACGTGCTCTATCTAGATACGCATCAGCAATTGATAATTTAAGACCAGTGTGCAAATAATCCCAAGTGTATTTATCAAACTGTTGTAGGGTGTATTTTTCAACAGTAGTCATAGAAGACTCTAGCACACGAGTCTTAGGACCATACTTACCAATCATTGAGTCTGCAAATTTACCAACAGTAGCTAAAACATTCCTAGAAACATCTTCAGGTAACTCAAAACCCAAACCTGTTTTAATCCAAGTGTCTACGTTGTCGCCAGCACCACCTCTTCTAAACTGTTCAATAGCTTTAGAGATAGCAGATAACTGGAGTTCTTTGCCTGTAGTTCCTTTTATTAATTTCTCAGCAATAGGTAAAACAACGCTCTCTTTAAGAGGCGACCAAATGGGAATCTGAGCACTAGATTGTGCTTCCATCAAAGACTTGGCGTGGAAAAAAGAACCAATGACGTTAAAGCGTTTAACAAACTGAGAAAGAGACCCAAATGCCTGCATCAATTTACCGGGGCCAGCATCAAATACAAACCTTAAGTGAGGCATCAAATCAGGATGAACTGCATAGCCATCTAACTGGCTGTTGTCCATTGTTTTCCAACTGTAAGGCTTTGGTTCTTCAGGAGTAATAGGACGAATTAAAGATTCACCTGCATCATTTTTAATGTGAACAAGGTTGTCAATTAACTTTTTATTTTCAATTGTTTTTTCAACAGCTAGTGCGTAATCTTTGTAAATTTCAGCTAAGTTATCTGTTTTAATTTTAAAACGATAGTCAGCACCTTTGCTATCTAACCAAGAGTTAATACCGTCAAGATGCCGTAAAAGGTCTTCTCGTGTTTTAAGTCTACGTGGTTCTCCGTACTTAGTAACACTTTTAGAGTCAGCAGATTTACCACCAGAGCCAAATAACTCTTGTAGTAACTCTTTAACAGCACCAGGAGGGGCTGCACCTTCTGTCACTACATTACGAGCAACATAATTTTCATGCCAACCTCTAATGACATCATTATCTAAAGCTCGTTTGCCAAGTTCATCCATCAACGATCTAAACTTATCAGCAACTTCTTTAGCTTTACCAGTTAAAGTAACACCTTTATCTATGTCATAAGTAAGTTGTTCAAGATTAACATCCTTGCCAGCCATTTCTTTAATGTCAGCAGCATTGTTATGAACAATACGTTCCGTTGCAACTTTTTGATTTAAGTATGTCCCAATAAAATTTTCAGTAGTTTTAATGGGTTCTAACAAAGTTTTTTGATAAGCTTTGTAACCTTCAAAGAACTTAACCGCTTCTACTTCACCATGCTTTTCGTAGATATCTGTAGCAATCTGTTCAAGTTCTTGTCGTGTTTTAACATCACGGGGGTCGGGTTTAGTAGTATCTACAATAGGTGTCTTGGTAATAACACCATCTTCATCTACTGTTTCTTTGACAGAAGTAGGTTCAGTTAGTGGGCCTCTAACAGAAGGATCAGCAGCAACTCCTTTTAAATAAGCATCTGAAGGAGCATCAAACCTACTAAACTGTTTAGATTCGTCTATAAGAGTAATGCCGCTGTCCATTACATCGTCAAAGGCTGTGCGTTTACCCGGAGGTATGTTTAAACCTTCACGAACATAGTTTTTAAATGCTTCCCATAGGTTACTAGTAACACCACTGCTGGGTTCTTTGCTTTCTATACTAGCAAGAAGCTCTTGAAATTTTTTATTAGTAAATGCTTCAGCAACAAACTCCCGTACATTAGTAAGTCCGTAGTCTCCTTTGTTTTCTTTTCTAAAATCGCTAAGTTCTTTAACCGTTAAGATGCGGTTAGGGCTTGCAGCTCTAAACTCTTTGAGTTTAAGTTGGTATTCAGCCTCATGTTTTGTTAAAAACTCCTTGTGTAGTTGTGTTAGTTTTTTAGCAGCAACAGAGTTGCCTTCATACAACAACCTAACAGTGGCTGCATGGATAGCTTCATGCAATAAGGTTGAAACATCCCCTTCTTTACCTAGAGTTACAGCATGTGTGTCTTCACCAACATATATACCCGCAGCATCTTTGCGAGTTCTACCTTGGGAATCAACATACTCTAAGTAATTAGGTTCCAACTGTAGAGTAGCATTACGAATAAATTGAGACTTATTTAAAAGTTTAGCCAATAGTTGTTCTTGAGGAGTACCTATGTTATTAGAAATAATCCTATCAAAAGCTTGGCCTACCTTTTTAGCTCCCCACAAACTGTCTTGGAATTCTTCCCAAGTAGGATTATTAATATCAGCAAACTTAACAGCAGGAATATCTTTACGCAACTGTTGAATTTCAGCAGTCAACCGAGCGTCTTCTGCTTCAAGTGTTGCAATTTCTTCGGGAGTTCCAGATCGTCGAGCTTCTATTAGCGCATATTCAAGATCAACACCTTGCCTAAGTTCTTTTTCAGCAATAAGAGTTTTAAAGTCCTCACGAGTAATAGGAGCAGTGGGTTCAACAGGAGGTTTGGGAACACCAGCAGGTTGTTCTTCAGTAACTGCAAAGCGTTCGTCACCAGCAGCACGTAGTTCTCTGCTGTACAAACCCTCTTCGGGAAGCTCTAGTTTTGCTCTAGTTTTAGTTACGTTTTTATATGTAACTGGTGTTGGCCCATATTCTTGAACAAGTTTTAATCTTCGTTTTAAAACTACAAGTTCTTCTCGAGCATCCCTAGCAAGATTGTAGGCGTCAGATCGTTCTGCATCTGCAAGTTTTTTTTCTAAAATTTCAATTTTTTGAGTAATAATTTCTTCTGTTTGGCTTGGAGTATCTACTTCTTTAGAAACATATTCTTCAGAAGGAACTTGTTTAGTAGTTACAACTCTATCAGCAGCTTCTTGTCGAGTAAGAAAGTTATTACGTTCATCAACAAAACCCTGGTCATGCGTATCCGCAGTTTCAAGCAACCGTTTTTGATCATGCTTTGGACCCATAAGTTCAACTTCACCAGTTGCTTTGTTCCTAATAGCAGTTTGTACTAAAGGAGAGTTGGCATCACGTTCTGCTATGTTTGCTTTAATCTTGTCAATAAAAGTTTGTTTTTCAGCATCAGAAGCACCTTCTGGTGGTCGTACTGGTGTCTCTAATGGAGGTTCTTTTTTAATTGGTGTGCTTGGAGTTTGTCCTAACAACCTTTGTCCACGAGCAGTGGGCCTAGTAAATGCTCCAGAAACAATATCTGCTCCCATTTCTTTTAAACCAAATACATTTCCACCTTCAGCAGCACGCATACCTACACCAACACCTGTCATAACACCAGCACCAACAGCCATTTGTCCAGCAGAACCAGCTAAACCTGGCCTCATAAATGGGTTTAATCCACCACCCACAACTTGACCAGCCAGTGCAGTACCGGGGAATTGCTTTTGCTGCTCTTCTTTTGTTTTGATAATGTTAGTGCCAAACACGTTATCAACCATTTGTTCTAACGAGTTGATACCCAGAGAACTGGCTACGCCACCAATTAAAGCACCAGCAATACCGCCTATAGGTTTAGCAAAAGGACCGACAATAGGAAGTACAGGCGGGGTTAAAGCAAAGCCTGCCCTAGCTCCTAACAAAGCACCCGGAGTAGCAGCAGCAGCTTCACCATAAGACCTAGCAAATGTACCTGCTTGTGTAACTGGAACAGAGGAAGCTGCTTTAGCAGGCTCACCAGATGAGCTTCCAACAATCTCATCAAAATTAATAAGACTTGAAACAGGTTTTTTAACAGGTGGTTTATCAGCAACTACTGCATCAAAATCAATCAAAGATTCGGTAGCCATGCTTGTTCCTATTTATTTTTACTCAGCAGCAGCAGCTTCTGCTTTGGCAATGATCTTTGGATCAACGGCTACTGCTCCGCTTTTGCTTCTCCACTTACCGTCTTTGCCTTTGGTTAGCATCCCGATGTTTCTTGTGGCGTAGGTAGTCCCAGACCAATCTATGTCTACCTTAGTACCCACTGGGTGCAGCTTACTGGCAGGAGCGGCAACAACAGGAGCAACAACAGCAGGAGTAACTGTAGCAGCAAGTCGTCTTACAGCGGCTTGTGCTTCAGTAGGTAAATTAGATATATCCCGTTTGTCTTGAGTGCGTCCATAGCTATAACCTGGGTCTGTTATTTTTTTAACGGGTTGAGTTGCAGTAGCAATAAACCTACGAGCAAGATCACGTTGATCTTTAGGCAAGTTTGCTATAAGTTGTTCGTCTGGTGAGTTTTCGCGCATCCATTTTTTAATTAAGTCCTGCGCTTCTTTTATATTTTTTGGGTTGTCCAAGCCCGGTGTTGACTTGCCAATAATTACAACCTTGTCTCCGCTTTTAACAACAACATCGCCATTTAAATGCACTCCCGGTTCAAGGCTTTTGAACCTTATTTTTTCTTCTTTTGTAAATGGGGCTTGACCGATCGGCGGTGCAACAGCAGAAGCAGCAATTGGTTTAGTGGATTTAGCAGCAGACGCTGAAGCAGGTACAGCAGCAGCAGTACCTTGCTTAAAAGCAGCCGCACTAGCAGCAGGGGCAACAAGAGCAGGAGGAGGCGGGAGCGTAACTTTTGGTACAAAAGCGGGAACAATACCCGAAACAGGCGCATCAGCAGGCGCAGGAGAAGATGCTGGAGTAGTAATAAAAGGAATCTTGCCTTTATTTAGTGCTGCAATGATTTGAGGTGCTTTGTCAGGATTTTTCCTAAGAGCTTCTTGAGCCGCTACAACTGTGGCAATTTGATCCGCATTAGCACCCGGAGGTGCTGTTAAAACAACTGGAGCAGCAGGAGGTGCGGTAGATGCAGCAGCAGGGGTGGCAGTGTTACTAGGAACAGCAGCAGCGGCAGGGGCAGCAGGTGTAGCACTAGAGGTAGAAGCTGCTCCGGGAGCAGCAACACCTTTAACTGGTGGAGCATTGGCTGTCTTAGCATCAGAATCTTGTGGCTTAGAATTATCTGCAGACTCATCATCTGGCGTAACTACACCCAAGGCAGTTACTCTACGTTTAATTTCTGCAAGAATTCTAGTCTTAGTAGTGCCATCTGGAAGCAAAGATGCTGAATCAAAATCTTTAGTAGCAATCTGTACTTCAAAAGCTGTGCGTGCTGCAATAGCATTTTCTAATTTAGTAGTAGCAGTTTCTTGTCCTACACCAAACAAACGATATTTTTCTGCATTTGTTTGTGCATCATTTACAGCAGCATCTAGTTCTAACCGCCTACTTTTATTAGCTGCATCATTTTTATTTTGTTGTTGAAAAAACAAACGAGTTTGTGCTGTATCGTCTTTTGTAGTAGCACCACTTTTATTACCTATACCCGCAGCAGCTACAGCTTTATGCCAATTAGCTTGAATAATAGCAATTCTTTCACGACTGGCATTTATTGCCTCCTGTTTTTTTGCATCAGCTTCAAATTTAAGTTGTAACAACTGTCCTTTAGCGTTAAGCATTAAGTTACGAGTAGCTTCTTTCTTTTGTGTACCGTCCATTGCTTCCCAATTTTCTCTTCCTATTTGAGAGACAAGGGCGTCTTGTTGGGGTTTAGGTAAACGGTTAACAAAATTATCAACTTGATCATCGGGTATAGTCTCAAGTACACCATAAGCATTGCCAATAACTTGTGCTTGTTGGTCTAATCGCTTTTGTTCAGCAACTAATTTTTTAGCATCAAAGATTTCTGAAGAAGCTAACGTCTTGGCTCCACCTTCAACATCACCAGATTCCATTTGAACAGCAGCAGCCATACGAAGACGAGCCGCATCGTCAGCACCTTTCCAGTCTGTAGATTTAGTAAGAGCTTGTAATTTAAATTTAGACTCTTCCGCAGCTTTAAAGCCACTTTCTGCAACTAAACTATTAAGTCTGGTCTTCTCAAGATTAGCTTGTTCTTGTTGAAGCTTAAACTGTTGCTCTTGCATGAAGTTAGCGTGAGCTTGCTTCACATCTGGAGCAGCAGCAAAGTTCTGCTGCATCTGAAGAGCAGCCTTGCTGCCTTCAGCCATGTCGGATATTAAGTAGGCCATGTGTTTACCTTTATCCGTAAATGTCTTGTTGAGCAAGTTGCCACGCAGGTAAACCACTTCCATAAGCACTAGTGTTTAGAGCACCAGAACCTCCTACGTCATAACCTGCTGCTGAGTATCCACCTCCACTACCACCACCCGTGAAGTACCCACTAAGACCTGCTAATCCTTGACCAATAGCACCAATGCCTTGCATAGTAGCTCGTTGATTTAGGTTTTGTTGGTCAATGCCCATACCAGCAGCAGGAGCAGGATTGTTAACAGCACCACTACCTTGAGCTAGACGATTTAAGTAGTCAGTCATAAACCCGTAATAGCCTTTTTGACCAGTCTCTTGAAGAGCAAGTAATTCATTACCACTTTGATTCATACCCCTTGCTGCCATAGACCGCTTAACAGCTTCCATAGCCGGGTCCATAACACCAGATTGATATTGAGAGTACCCCGGCATTTTGGTAATGTCGGTTTGATTACCTTGCGTAAGAGCTTGGTTGTACGAAGCTGCTAGTCCAGAGCGATATGGAGAGAATGGATCGGCTAGTAATTGAGCACCACCACTTTGATTACCCATAGCATTGATACCACTAGCAATATTAAAAATGCTAGAAAGAGAATCACCGGGACCACCACCACCACTAAACATATTGCCTCCACTTGATGTTCCCGCACTGTTGTAATCAACACTGCCAGAAGGAATGTATCCTGATAAGCCCCCAGCTAAATAACCTAAACCTCGACCTACAAAACCAAGGGGTCCGGGAGCCATACCACCAACACTTGAGTATTGACTTGCTTTAGCAGAATCCCAACCACCACCTGAAGACCAAGATGCACCCATTGGGCCAGTTGTTACAGTACCAGAAGCATCGCTATAGGTTCCACCACCTCCATAAGCATCAGGGACAATACCTGTACCTTCTCCGTCATAACCACCGCGAAGTGTATGGCCCAATGTTTTGCGTTTAAATTCTAAGCTATTCATGTGCGTTATCTCCGGTATTGACCGCCACCAATGTTTTGCTCTTGGTCCATTTCACCAATGCGAAAATCTATCTCAGCACTATCTAGGCGAAGAGGGACGTTACTAGTACAGAGAAACTCCCAAGCTCTACGACGATCAGAGCCACCTAGGTACAACTGTGCTCGTGGAGCATTGAGGTCCACAGACCTATAGGTTGACCATGTATTGTAGTCGTCACCCGTGTGACGCACTTGCATAATTCCGTTAGCTATCTTGTCCCCAATGATTTCTAACCTGCCATAAAACTTACGTTTTGTACTACCGTTATCCGATAGCTCAGTAACAGTCCGACAGTAAATAGACTGCCCATTATCTTGGTAGATTGCCGTATCAAAGTAATAAAGATTAGCAGTGTCGTCATCTAAAGCAAAAGGAGTACCACTAACTTCTGCATAGAAAGAAGGTCTAAAGAAAGACTCTTGGTATGTACCGGGGTTAGGTTGCCCCGTAGAAGCTATTGCGTACTGTGTCCACTGGTACCACATCTTCTCGTTAAGGTCATACACTAGCGTTAAATTGCTTGCGTGTAAAGTCAAGACATACAAAGAATGCCCTGCATATTTATAAAAATACGCAGTTACTCTAGACAACGAATCAGCTTCTAAGCACTTGTCAATACTGTTAGTAGAAACCCTAATAGGGGAAACACCATCTAAAAGATAAACAGACCTACCATGTGCTTTGCTAGTACCTATCCATAACACAGTGTTATCTGAAGAAACAACACTATCTCCTGTAGCACAACCTGTTTCAATTGTGTAGCTTTGAGATACAGCTAGAGGAGTACCAGTAGCATTAGCAGCATCGTAAAAGAACTGAGTAGAAAACTTACCAAAAGCAACTAAGTAGTTCAAGTGTTTAGCAATTGCTACTAACGTATCAGCAGCTTGTACAAACGAAATGTAGTTAAGTGCATTCCAAGTACTAGGATCACCTACATTAGAGTTGTAGATACGATTGTTTGATGCTACTCCAATAAACACATAGTCATTAAGAAAGACTGCCCCACTAACGTAAGGACCAGCAGGAAGAGTAGCAGGAGTACTTAAGACACTTGCAGATGTGTATAAGTAACCTGTAGTCTTGTTGTGAAAGAACAAGTTAGAGTCTAAGGTAGTCTTAGTAAAGTAAGAGGAGTTAGTAGCAACAGAAGTAGTACCTACAGTAGTAGTAGCATAGGTAGTAGGATTAGTACTATATATAGTGTTACTAATAACAGATATAGCTTTATTGTTAAAACCAACAAGACCTTGACTTAAGAGTGTTGCAGGAGGAGTAACAGGCGTTATTTGAGTAGCTAACACTAGTCCTGGACGTTTAACAAACTCTCTTTTCTGATCTCGTACTTCAAAGACACCGTTAACAGAACGAGAGTCTTTACTTAAAGTTCCATCCCTAGTCTCAATGGGTTGAGAAAGGGGAATGCGTTCGACAGCCATCTTTATCCCCTATAAGCAGAACCATAGCCAGCCCTAAAGTCAGGTTGGAAGAATGTGCTAGATGATTCAACATCCCAATCAGTAAGTTGATCTTTGTACAACATAGACCTTTGCGTAATCTCTTGCCGGTAGTTCATAGGAACACCGTACTCCATTGCCAACTGATCAGCTAGGTTCCAAACTAGTGTGTTCATCCATTCGTTAGGAAAGTCAGGAACATCAGAAGCAGCATTAAGATCATTTAATGGCATCTGAGCAATTAGATGAAGCTCTAAGTTACTTTGAGAATACGCATCAGGAGTTAAGTACACATACAAAAGTCCCTTAAGAGCTTTGATGTCATAGAAGACACTGTTAGCTGTTCCTGTAGAGAACTTAGACCCCAAGATGTTGTACTCTTGCTTAGAAAGCAACATGACAGGAGTGTCGGTAGTCGGAGTGACTGTAGTAGTCCTATAGAAGCCTTGGATGGCCTTCAGAGGCCGATCTGTGATAGCGGTGGTAGGTGATAGGCTATCGTACATTAAATCGCTTGTAGAGCCTCCTAGCGTGTACAAGGTCTTGTTGGCAGTAAGAGGAATGATTAGCTCAGAATTCTTCCAAAGCTTTAAACCTTCCGTACTCATTTGCTTAATAAAAAGATTGAGAGACATAGAAGCATTGGCAACTGTTTCCGCATCAGGAGTACTACCAATTTCAAGCACACCTAGTTTACGAAGAGCTAGGGTAATGATTTGATCTCTTGTGACTGTGTAAGTAGAACTCATATGTTTGGTATCCTAGTAGAAGTCGTTTAACTGAGGAGCAACTTTGCCTGCTATTGCACACCCAGCTACAGCACTTTCGGGAAAGGCTAGGGAGCCTTCTAGAGTACAGACAGCACGAACACCATAATCTATGTCAGCTTGGGCACAATCTGCTACTCCATAATCTGCAAGAGCTTGAGATGTAAGGGGAGTACAAACAAATAGAAAAGTATCTTGTTGCTCTGGTCTAGTATAAGGTGGAACTATCGTATCAGCTACACCTCTAACAAAGTCTTGGGGTTGTCTAGTCTCCCAATCTCCAGCACAGACCATTAACCCATCCCAACGCTTTGTTATTTGGAATGCTTTGTATTCTCTACCACAAACATCACAGACAACTTTCCATTGTCCAGATTCGTAGCTAGATGTGTAGCTCACGGTTTAGCCTACAAACTCTACAACACAAGTAATTGGTACACCCGCACTAAAAGTAACAGATGTGGAACTAGTTTCTGTATAACTAGAACCTAGGATTTGTCGAATGCCATTGATGTAAACATCTAAGGTCTTAGCACCAACAGTGTAAGTAAAAGGAACAGTGAAGATTGTCTGACCAGAGGTAGCTACAACAGTCCCACGTTGGCGACCTTGGTACACATAATCATTGACATCATTGAGCCATGAAGAGACTATGGGAGTAGACCCATCAATAAAATAAGTAGAGGCCATAATATGTTCCTAGTAACAGGTGCTTTGTTTTACTTCTGTAAGAATTGAATAACAGAGTAGACGATAGCAGCAGCAGCCCAGACACCGATACCTCGATTAACCCACTGATCAACCTTACGATCAACTTTTTGCAATGCAGCATCATGGATGCCAATCTTTATTTCTGCATTGCCAAGTCGTTGGCCTTGAGTTGCTTGCCTTTCTTCAAACAAGATCAGTTTGCCTACAGCATCAGTTAGCTTGTCTACTTTACTTTCAAGGCGTCTGAAATCATCGTCAGTCATAAGTGGCATTCATTTGTCTTTTCGATTGAACAACTCAAACAAAGTCTTAATCTTCTCTTCTAAGACTGCTACTCGCAAGTCCAGCTTACTCAATACGATGATCAACGTAATGATCGCCAATAGAATAGGCCAGCTTTTAGTGAGTACTTCAAAGAGGTCCATGTTCAGCTTCTCTAGCTTCTACTTCGTATGGATTATTTCGGTACCCGTATCGTATCAGCCAGTAGCCATACTTGATTGTGTACAAGACCTTGCCATCCCGCCGCATCTGCTCCAAGTGCGTCATTTCATGCCTAATTAAGGCATTGTTCAACTCATAGCCTGGAGCCATGTAGATGACATTCCAGAACGATGTCCAGCCCTGGAAGCCACAGGTTTTCATGTACCACAGGATTGGGCCAGAGGCAGTGCGGATCATGGTTGGGCAGTAGCTTCCTGTGCAGCCACGTAAGCAGCGACAACGTCAGCAGTGTGTGTTGCCGCACAGATAGCCTTCACACGGGCATCCTCTACGCTGTAGTCATCGCCGGGGGCAACAACGTGGCGGTGGAACGTGCCGCTGATCTGCTTGCCGTCCTCCATGATGGCGGTCTTGGTGCGTACTTGAACGCAGCCGTTTTCAACCACTTCAATCAAATCAGGGGAAATAATTTTTTCAAGAGCCATGATATTTTCCTTTTGTTAATTACGCTAATACTGCCAAATCACGCCATTCTTGCCCATAGACTTTTGCTCCATTTGCAACAGATCGCCCAACAGGAATAGCAGCAGAAAAGTTTACCGTTGCGCCGACAACACTTGTTGTGGTTGTCCAATGGTATGCGCCGTTATCAAGTTGGATACCTAAAATATTTCCAGCCGCAGCAGATGGGGCAGCAGCCGTTGTAATTGATGTTGCGCCAGCAATAGCGGTAGCAGTTGTTGTTGTGCTTACAACGGCGAGAACAACAGCGCCCAATGTTGAACTTGTAACCAAAGGATAGCGGTTCCAAATATCGCCTGCGACCCAAAAACCTTCAGTTGGTTTTGACAAAGCAATCAATTGTGATTGATATAGCCCTGTTCCATCTGCTATACGGTTTACTAATCCTGTGGTTGCACAAATAACGCTTGTTGCAGTAGCCACAGCCATGTTTCCTGCGCTAATACCATACATATCGTTGTTAGCTACAACACCTAAAATATTTCCTTCAGTTTGCACAATGCCTCTAACAGAACCATTAATAATATTGCAAGTTATAGCGCAATAATTAGCGCCTATTGCAATAGCAATTTCTGGTATGTAGGTAATAATTGCATCGGGTTCAGTAGACCCTGACGGGTTAGTAGCAACATAATTTCCAAGCAATCTGTTGCCGTCAATAATGCTGTTAGGCGCAGAACAATCAATTTGAGTTGGGTAATTGTTTATGAGAGTGTTGTTTGCAACAATATTGTCAGTAGAACCAACAGGAAAAGATGTAGCCGTTCCACCGACCAAAACAATGCCACCTAAAGTTAAACAGTTAACAATTAAATTGTTAGTGATTGTGCATGGGCCGTTGTAGATTGTCTTTATGCCAAATCGACATTGTTTAACAATGTTGCCGCTAATAATGCCTACGCCTGAGTATGGGCCTTCACCCCACATGATGCCGCCGCAGTTAGCGAAATCGCCAGGGCTACCATACACCGTGTTGTTTTCAATAGTGCAAGGGCCATTGGCTTGAATTGCAACTGAGTTAACGCTTGCATTTGAACCAAAACAGATATTGTTGCTAATGATAGATTGATAGCTACGCCCGTTGTAATTGATAGCGGAGTAAAAACAATTTGTAACGATATTTCCGTTAACCAAAAACTTGCCGTTACCACCTTCAGAGCAAATACCAATCATGCTCATGTTAGTCACAAAGCAATCTTCTACGATTGCGTTTGTCACTACCCGCATCAAAATACCTCTGCCATACGCAAGCGCGTAATACGTTGAAACACCTGAACCATTTACTGCAAGGTCATGGCAAACAAAATTTTGAACTGCGGTTGAAATGGATGACGGGGAAATACTTAGATCATTGCTTGAGCATACGTGAATTGGTACTGCTGAATTGCTTGTGCCAGTAGTAATAACAGACGCAGCGCCATCACCAAATAATGTGATGTTGTTGTAATGAACCCAAATGCAGCCTGTGGTGGCCGTTGGGGGGACAACCTTATATGTGCCCGTAGGAAAATAAACTGCGCCGCCGGTAGAGGCTAAGCTATCTACAGCCGCTTGAATTGCGGCAGTGTCATTAGTTGTGCCATCACCCACAGCGCCAAAATCAAGGACGTTGGCGCACGCGCCTTTAATCATGCTGTAAGAAACTTTGGTCAAAGACATTTCAGTTCCTATTTAGACGTTATATGTAACGGTAAAAATTATAGATGTGTCAGCCGTTGTTGTCTGCACGCTATAAATGCTTGACGATATGGTTACAACATTTCCTCGTTGGTTGATATTACTAACCGTAAGACCACCAACAGAATTACCTGATGATGTAAACGGCAAACCACCGCATAAGATACCACCAGAAGCAACAATAATAGATGTAGCCCCATCAACGTTACCTTTGACAGTAACCAGTCTACCAATGCGCGTGTATGTTCCTGCTGAACTAAACGCGCCTACAACGGTTAGCCCTGCACCTTGTGTGGGTGTCCAAGTACCTTCCTCATACCAGTTTAGCAATTCGCTGGTCATGCCAGCAGTGCCTGAGTTTGCAGAAAAGTCAATGCCTTTGCCAGATGTGCCAATGACGAGGTTGCCTGTGAATAGGGTCAAATTACCTGTAGTTGACAATTCGGCTTGAGTAGACCCATCAATTTGCAAACGGATAGGGAGCGTTGTGCCTGTGCCTAATTTTAACGAGTTAATGATTGTTGCTGCGGTGCTTGAATTAAATTGGGCATATCCTGCATTGTCAGGATCACTGCTGTTAAACAAATTGAGTCTAGAACTTGTGCCTGTACCACTAGGAATCACGCCAACAGAAGATGTTGCATTTGCAGTAGTGGTTTGAAACATCAAGCGGTTAGCTTGAGTTGCATTACTCATGTCCGCTGTTATGCGTGGAATAGTACCAGTAACTGACAAAACACCAACTGGTACAGTTTTACCTGTTGTTAAATCATCAACACTGACCTTTTTAGTCGTGCCGCTTTGCACAATTGGCAATACCTCTGTACCTGCTAATGGGGTAGTAGATGCTGTCAATGCGGAAATTTTAGTATCTGCCATAATTTATACCTTAGATATTAGGCCGGTGGCGGTGTGGGTCATGAATATGTCCATGCGCCAACTTGTGACTTGACGATCCAGCCGACCGTTGCATAAGCATCAAGGGTCAGTGTCCCCATTGCGGCCCCTGTAGCGGTTGCAACTGTGAGCGCCGACGAGTTCTGCCCATAGAAATTTGTACCGCCAGCACAAGTCACAACAAGATTAACACTTGAAACTTTGGCAATAGATAGCGTCGTGCCGGGTATTGGTGTCGGCAAAGTGAATGCTTGGTTTGAGCCGCCAGTCGCAAGTATTGTTCTGTTTGTATCTGTTATCAAAACTGTGTACGGCGTGCTTGCAACAGAAAAATATTTTGCATCTACGTTTTGAATGGAAACACGGCTAGAAGCATTTGTAAATTTGCTTGCCGAGGCATCCGATGCAGAGTCGTAATGAATCATCCCAGCCAAAAATGCTGAGTCAGCCGCTATGCGGTATGAGTTTGTTAGCGGAGCCTTAAATAAGTCAGGGCCAATTTCAAAACATAAATTACCTGTTGGAGCAATGATCCATCCGTAAGTGCCTGCACTAAATTCATTTGACCTACCAGTAATAACACCACTTAGTACCGTTAAGCCATTGGTTCCTGCAAATCTGTTACCTGTAATATCTAGCATCCCAGAAACTTGACCTGCTGGAGCCAAATCATCAACAAAGTTTGATCGCAAACTGCCCGTGGAGTTTGTAACGCGAAGCCACTGCACAGCAGGCGCGCTAGACACTGATGCTGCAAAACCACAACCGGAAACGTCTAGGGCTTCTACGTTGTCAATGTTTAAACAAGTGCTTGTCGGGGATACCGAGATTGGATTAAATGCCGTGTTACTCAGAACAAGCCCAGTTCTTGTTCTTGTACCACCGTGGTAAATGTGATTATTGGCAAAGTCGTAAAACACGCAGGAGTCAAACTTTGTCAATGAACCCCCGAAGGTGTTGGCATCAAAAACTCTAATGTCATCCGACCACCAACCCAAAGCAGCACCGTCAAACACGCAGTCATTAAAGTGCATGAATTCATCGTAAGTGCTGCGAACACAAGACGCTGCTGTTTGAAGTCGAGTTCCTGCGGTAAGTCCGTAAGTCCCAAAAAAACACCGGTTTGCAGTTACGCCGGGAGCATCGTAAACGTCAAGCACATTGCCAGTAAATGCTGACGTTTCGTAGCAAATATCCATGTCTTCAAGCGTCAACCCCCGTCCACCGCTGCGATAGGCTTGAATACCAAAGCCACTTGATGTGCCTGAAATTAACAATGTCGTAGAAGCTCTAACAGCGTTGTTAGTGCGGCGGCTTCCTGAACCTCTAAGAGTTAGTCCTAAATCTTGGTATATTTGTAAAGAATCAGGCGAGATTTTAAATATCCCAGGTGGGAAATTTACAACTCCAGATGAATACGCCGTAATGTTGCTGCCGCCAATGGTGTCAAGGATAGTTACTGGGTTTGCCCTAAGTGAAATAATCGCATTCCAAATAGCGGTTGTACTGTTGGCTACTCCCGTAGGATCAGCACCAAAATCCAACACACTCACACTCTCACGCAATTTAGCTTGCGCTGTAGTTGCTACAGCACCAGTGCCTGCTTGCAAGAATCCAACAGTAGAAGAACCACTAGACAAAGCAAGATCAGTGACAACTTCAGCAATGGCAGCCTGGACATTGGTTGCCGTCAATGCACCTACAGGCGTGAATTGGACATTGCTGGCAGCACCGTAGTACGACAAAGGCAGTGCTTGTCGGTACTTGACCAAGATGATGGCGTTTAAAGGGGCAGCAGTGGTGGTTGTAAGCGTTGTTCCTGATATGGTGTAGTCAGTGGTGGGAACTTGCGTTACACCGTTTATGGAGACATCTGTATTGTTGACAACAACGGGATCATTGGACAACGTCCATGCCACTGTAGAGCCATTGCCTGTAAACACATCTGCA